CTCGTTGAGAACTACGCCTATGTTCAGGGCCGCCGTCACACAACCATTGACTTTGGTGGGCCAGTCTTTGCAGACACAATCGGCTACTGGATCGCTGGCGTACTTGGCGATGTAACCACAACAGGTTCATCAGCCCCTTACACACACGCTATTGCGGTTAAGAACGCCGTAGGAACAACTGGCGATGCTCAGCCAAAGGCTCTCACCATCACAGACTTCTATTCAGCCAACACACGCCAATATCCAGGCGCTCAAATTACAGACTTTGGTCTTACATTCAACGCTGACGGAATGTTGGAATACACGGTCAAGGCTATGGGCTTCCCATCAGTTACTACAACTGCTCCAGCTCCATCGTTCTCAACAGTTCTTCCTACTCAGGTATGGACTGGAACGGTAACAGTTGGTGGATCGCAGATCGCTTATGTTCGTACCGGAACCCTTGATCTCTCACGCAAGTCAGAAGCTATTTGGGGTCTATCTAATACTCAATCCCCATATCAGGTATTTCTTGGCGCGCTAACTGCTAAGGGTAAGATCACCTTTGTTATGCAGGATGATGCAGAACTTACTCGTTACATCACCAACACTCAGCCAGCCCTTACCTTCAACTTCTCAACAGGTTCAGGTGCAACTGCTACTCAGGTTGCTTTCACTCTCTCAAAGGGTGCTTATGTAACTGGCGCGATTGAGCGCAACGCTGATTATGTTGAAGTGACCGTAGATATCGAAGGTCTTGGAAATACAACAGATGTTGGCGCAACTGCTGGCTATTCACCTGTTAAGTTCACGCTTCAGAACGCACTCCCAAGCGGAACATTCCAGTAACCGATAGAATCCCGCTAGGAGAGGCCGCCTTCCCCTCTCCTAGTCGGGCTATTATTGCGAAGGCAAGTTGGAAGGAAACCAATGTCTAAAACTATTACGCTCCCATCAGGTAACACCGCAGTATTGCGCGACCCATCAACCCTACGCGTGAAAGATCGCAAGAAGGTTGTTGCGGCGGCTAATGGTCAAGAAGGCTTGCTTCAGGCTATGTCTATGACCGATGGCTTAATTGCGGTTCTTGTCGAGTCGTGGTCGTTTGACCTTATTATCCCATCAATTCACATCGTCTCACTTGATGAGCTAACTATGCCTGACTACGATGCTTTAGCGGCAGAAGCGGCTAAGGCTCAATCGGCTATCTTTACAGACTTTACCGATACCCCTGCTAACCAGCAGAACCCCGATAGCCCTTTAGGAGAGTTGAACGCCTAAAGTGGGTTATAGAAGGTAATCAAACTAACGAAAACTTTGATTATCCTTATGAAGAATATTTTTACTATTTATGCGCGAAAGAATTTGGTTGGACTCCTCAAGAAACAGACGAGCAACCCGCAGAAATAGTTGATTGGATTATCAAAATATGGGGCATAGTCAAGGAGGTTGAAAATGATCGAGAACAACATTCCTGAAGTTATGCGTTCAATTTTAAAGGCTCAGACTCGTATTGATGATGGCGCTCGTATGGCGCGCGATGAGATGATGACTCAACTTATTCAACTTTCTAAAGAACAAATTAAAGGCAAGCGCCAACCTAGTACTAAAGCCGAACCCAACAAGCCACCAATGAACCGCACAGGCAACTTGCGCCGATCTATTAAGGGCGAGAAGATGCGCGAGGGGTTTGCCACCTATTCAGCCGTAGTTGGCCCAACAATTATCTATGGTCGCAGGGTTGAACTTGGTGGGGGCAACTGGCCTAAAGATACAAAGTTCCCATATATGAAGCCAGCGTGGGAAAAGTTTAGACCTATGGCACTTGGCATTATCCGCAAACACTTGGCTCTCTAGGAGGCTACTATGGCAGAGTTCTTTCCCCCAGTTCTCTTTGAGATAAAGGCTAAAGCTACTGAAGCTCTTGCTACTTTTGGCAAAGTCAATAAAGAACTTGCAACAATGGAAAAGAATGGCGTTCTTGCTAGTGGCGCTCTTGGTAAAATGGAAAAAGCTTCTAAACTTGCCGGTACGGCAATCCTTGGATTGGGTGGAGCGTTTGCTGCTTTTGGTATTGCCAGCGTAAAGACTCTTGATACCGTTGAGAAATCTCAGGCTAATCTTGAGATAGCCGTTAAAAATACTGGCGTTAGTTTTGCCGCCGCTAAGCCTGTTATTGACGAACACGCTAAAGCAATGATGGCTCTTGGATTTACCTATAACGATACTTACGGCGCATTAGCCAAGATGACCGCCGCTTCAGGTAGTCCACAACTTGCCCTTAATAGCCTTGGAGCCGCAGCCGATCTTGCTCGGTTTAAACAAATATCCCTTGCCGATGCAGGAACTCTTGTAGCTCGTGCCTCTATTGGTCAAGCTAAAGGTCTTGGCGATCTAGGTCTTGCCCTTGGTAAGACAATTCCTAAAGGCGCTTCTTTTGCTGAAATCCTTAAGGCTATTGAATCACGCGCTGGCGGTGCGGCTTATCAGTTTAAAAACACGCTATCAGGATCTATTCAAGTCGCTCAGGCTAACTTCCAAGCGCTTGAAGTTCAGGTCGGAACTAAACTCGTACCAACCCTTACAAAACTCACCAACTGGATTACTAATACAGGTATTCCAGGCTTAGAAAAGTTATTCAAGTTTATTAGCGATCACAAGACAATTTTTGAAGGTCTTGGCGTAGCCCTAGCCGTTATTTGGGCAGTTCCTAAAGTTGCCGGAATCATATCTGCTATTGGCACAATGATTAAAGCGTATCAAGCACTTCGAGATGCCGCAGCCGCAGCCGCTATTGCAGATGCCTTTGCAACGGGTGGTATTAGCGTAGCCGCCGCAACTGCCGCCCTTGCTGGAGCTGCCGCAGTCTATGGCGGTTTTTTGCTTCATAAAGATCTCTCTTCATCGGGTGCTTCTAAAGTTGCAACACCAACCCCTAAACCAAGTGTTACTCCCAATCTTGCTGGTCGTGGTGTAACTCGTTATGACACATCTACAAAGACAAGCAAAGCAAAAAGCGGATATAGCAAATCAGCCAAGACTGGATCAGTTACAATTACTAATATTATTAATAATCCAAACCCTAGCGCGGTTGCTGCACAAGTTACAAAACAAGCAACACTAGGCGTTACGAAAGGCAAATAATGGGAAGCGTATCAAGTCTAAATCCATATCAGTTTGCTTACAATGGTTTTATCTTTGGATCGGGAACGCCTTACATTGTTGAGAATGTAGATGGGCTTGCCAGCCTACCGCCTTTGCGTGTTCAAGATGATAACCGAGGTTATATTGACGGCTCGTATTCAGGGCGCGATTTCTATGATGGTCGAACAGTTACGATTGATATTGTCATTATTGGCGATGGAACTCACAACGCTCAGTATTACTACAAGCAGTTACAAACCGCCTTTATGCCTTTACAAATTGGCACACCTTCTCAGTTGCAAATATTTGGTTTATTCCAATTCCAACTTGTCAATGAATCTCTCGCCGGTGACTCCACAGTTACAGGTTTGAAGCGTATGTATGGCAGAGTTCGCAAAATTGAAACCTCTATTGATCCTGATTACACTTACGGATATATCACCACTCAAGTTGAATTCTTTTTCCCTGACCCTCGTTATTATGACGATACTGCCAAAACTGGTTCGGGTAGCTCTATTTCCCTTGTAAATAACGGAACTGCCACAACTTGCCCTTACATCACCATAACAACAACTCCATCAACCTTTACCATTTCTGACGGCACTTACAATATGCTCTTTTCTACGAGCAGTAGCGCAACAATGACTATTGACCTTCTTCAAAGAGTCATTGGTCAGGGCGCAACTTCGGCTAGAAATACTTTTGTTTCAGGTTACTATTGGCTTAATGTGCCACCACAAAGTTCAGCAACCTGGACAATGAGTAGCGGAACTATGCAAATTAATTACAGAAATGCGTATCTCTAATGTCAGAATTTCGATATATGACTACTGCCCTATGGCAGAACGGTGCAACGCCTAATCCAATTCTCTCTGAGTTGCCATTCACAAATGTAAATTTTACTCAGCAACTAAATAGCATTGGAACATTTACAGGCGATCTCCTTTTGTCAGGTATTGATGTTATAGGAATGAACGCCCTTGACGGAACTTCACCTTCTCAAACTTGCCTTTATGTAATGTATGGCGATCAAATTGTATGGGGTGGAATTATTTGGGATCGCAGTTGGGATTCCTCAACTCAAATCCTTAGTATTACTGCTCAAGAAATGATGAGTTACTTTACTCGGCGAAGAATCACATCGGCTAATAACCCTAGTTACTATTCCACAAGCCACACTCAAATTGCCTACACTTCAAAAGATCCTTGTTATATTGCTAATGATCTTATCTCTTACGCTCAAGGCGTATCTCATGGCAATATTGGGCTAAAAACCACTACTACAACCTCAGGTTATTCGGTCAGCCGCACTTATTACAACTTTGAATTAAAACAGTTGTATCAGGCCATTAAAGACCTTTCTGATGGTCTTGATGTGGGTACTGCTCAGCCATTCTTTGATTTTGCTATTACCTACACCCAGTCAGCCGAAGGTTCATCATCTAACAAAATTGTTAAAAACTTTGCTATGGGATCGCCTTACCTTGGCAATGGTTTAAGTTTAGCCACTACAGTATTTCAATTTCCAGGCAATCTTGTTGAATACACTTTCCCCGAAGATGGCATTAAATCTGCTAATACCCTTTATGGTTTGGGCTATGGCGCAAATGTTAATAAATATCAAGCCACCGCTACTGACGATACAACAGGTGGAACTATCAGCTCTACCGGAACCGCCGCGCTCTTAGAAGATTCCATCAGCCTTATCGATGTGGTTAGCAAGCCGCTTCTTGGTTCTATTACTCTTGGCAATCTCAATGCTATATCCCAACCTCCAACTACTGTTCAGGTGGTCTTGCCTTCTTATGGCGATCCTCAATTTGGCACTTATGGCGTAGGTGATTTTGTTCGCCTTGTCTTACAAGATGATCGTTTTCCTAACGGATTAAGTACCCAATATCGAATTGTGGCTATGAACGCTCAGCCGGGCGAAAACGGCCCCGATAGAATTACAGTCACTCTTACTAAACCGCTTTTTGGCACAGGACAGGTGGTGACTAACTAATGTCTTATATCAATATGACCCCAAACATACAAGATATGTTTGCAACCATAAATGATCGTTTGCGTAAATTAGAAACTGGCCCTAGTGGGCCGCAGGATACTGCCGATGCCGCGCAAGGAACGGCAGTTCAAGCCACCGTTCTTGCAACTCAAGCCACTACTGCCGCTAATTTAGCCAATACTCAGGCAACTACCGCCATTGCCCTTGCTGGCACAAAAAACACAGTTTTTTATTCAGGAAGCGCACCAACTGCCAACGCAGTTAATGACCAATGGATCGATACTGCTCACGGAAACTTGCTCAAAATTTGGGATGGCACAAATTGGGTTAGCGTTCAAGATACTGCAATTCAAGCGGCTCAATCAGCCTCAGTCGCGGCTCAGACAACCGCTAATGGCAAGAACGCTATTTATCGCCAGGGAACAACTCCAACAACCCCATATACAGGTACTCAGTTTATTACTGGAGATATGTGGTTTAACACTTCTTCTGATAACGCTATTTCTTACTGGACTGGATCTGCTTGGAGTTCAACCGCTCTTGGTAATAGCGCCCTTTATGGCAATATTTCTGCCAATAAACTTACATCAGGCAGTATTGATGCAAGCGTAATCAATGTATCTAATATTAACGCTGGTAACATTTCAACAGGCACATTAGCGGCTTCTCGTATTGCTACTGGGTCTTTAGATGCAAGCAAAATTACTTCAGGAACAATTACCGCCTCTCAAATTGCTTCAGGAACAATTACTGCTACTCAAATTGCTGCTGGAACTATTACTGCCACTCAAATTTCATCATCGTATGTTTATGCAGGTTCTATTCAAGCAACTCAAATATATGCAGGAACGCTTACTGGATTTACTATTGATAACGGTAGTGGAACTTTCCATGTAAATAGTTCTGGTTATGTTACGGCAACTTCTGGGCAAGTTGGCGGGTGGAATCTTGGAGTAGATAGATTTTATGCAAGCGGAAGCACATACCTTCAAGCAACTACTGGCGATATTGCGACTGTTGGAAACATAACTTCTGGTGGAAATATCTCTACTGCTTTTGGAAATATCTCTAGCGGTGGTTTGCTTTCAGGAAATACAGTTCAAGTAAATTCTGGCGGGGCATTTAATTCATACGGTTCTAACCGTTTTGATGGAGTTATGTATTACGGAGATGGAGTTATCTATTCTCATCCAACCACAAGCGCATCTGCAAATGTTTATGTTAATCCATCGGCAGGTTCTAACTATGGAACTTTTGCCAGATCTACTTCTTCTCAAAAATATAAACTTGAAATTCAAGAACAATCAATTCCACTAGATTCTATTTTGACGCTTACGCCTAAATCATATGTTGATAAAGCGCAAGCCGAAGAAAAGGGATCAACCGAAGGGCTTCAACGCTATCTTGGTCTTATCGCCGAGGATGTAACTTTAATTCCAGTTTTGGGTTCAATGTTGGCAAATCTTGATTCAGAAGGCAACCCCGATTCGGTCAATTATGATCGCGTTGCGGTAGCCTTAATTCCGTTACTTAAAGACCACGAAACTCGACTAGCAAAGTTAGAAGGCAAATAATGGAACTACCTATTGACGAAGTATTAAAGGAAATGCGCGAAACTATTGGGAATCAAGCCCAAGAGATCGCACTCCTTAAAGCAACAATCACCGCCCTCAAAACCCCACCCACGCCAACTTACACAACGGCAGTCACAGACAAGCCCGATGTAGTAGGAACGCAGGGAATCAAACCATAACCGAAAGG